GTGTCACAGTTTTTGACACAAATCAATGAATTGAAGAAGAAAGAAGATAGGATCGAAGCATTGAAATATAATAGCCATGCTTCAGTGAAGACTATCTTAAAATATATGTTTGATCCTAGGATCAAGTTCCTCCTCCCAGAAGGAGATCCTCCTTTTAGGGCTAGCCAGTTTGACGAACCTAAGGCTCTGATGCAAGAGATCAACAGGTTTTATCTCTTTGTCGAAGGCGGGAATCCTAACCTGAAACCTATCCGCAGAGAACAGATCTTTATCCAAGTGCTAGAAGCAGTGTCAGCTGAAGATGCGAAATTGCTATTAGCAATGAAAGATAAGAAAAGCCCATACAAGGGGATAACTAAAGAAATCGTGCAAGCAGCATATCCGGAGCTCTTCTAACTATGACTAAGACTACTAACATGTATCAGAAGTTTGATGCTAGAGTAAAGACGACCAATAAGAAATCCTTTATAGATGAAGAAAATGTATCTTTTAAAGAGATCAAGCGTGACAGGCATCAAAAGCAATATCGTAACTATGATAATGCTTTAAGAGCAAAGAATCTAGACAGATTGCTTTCATATGATGACGATTGATAATATAATCACAGCAGTAGGGTATACAATGCTGATGTTCGGCGTTTCTTCCTACTATTGGGCTCAAGGTAGGCAAAGAGGCATACATGAGACTGTCGCTGTGATGAAAAAATTCGAACCAGAAGCCACATTCAGATTAAAATCCACATTAGAGAGAATAACAACAAATGACACAGACACTGAACAGTAATCCGACAGATGCTCAAAAGATCATCGATGAACAATTTAATCCACGCAATGTCAGCGAATCTGCATTTTTGCAAGATTTAGTCGAAGAAGAGATGCGTGCTAAGGGATTGGATCCCATAAATAAAGATGACGTCCAAAAGTATTGGGCATCTAGAGGTGTTAAGGTTTAATGGCAACTTATACTTTTTATGATACTAAGACAGAAGAATATTTTGACATTAGCATGCCTATGTCTGAATTAGACACTTACACTGAAAATAACAAACATCTCAACCATATCCCTTCGATGACTGCTATAGCAGACCCAACCAGATTAGGCATTCGTAAGCCTGATTCTGGTTTTCGTGATGTTCTCAAACGTGTAAAAAAAGCTAGTGGGAGGGGTAATACTATCAACACCTTTTAGCAAATAAAGGAAACTCATGGAAAAGACTTCTCGTTCAGAAAAAAGACAAAATAGACAACAAAAAAGAAACGAGCAACATCAAGTAAAGAACAACCTATTACTTAAAAATATTGGTCCTAAAACAAAGAATCAGGAGACTGTATTTCGAGACTTTTCCAGCGGTAAGCATCTACTCATACACGGACTACCTGGTACAGGAAAATCATTCATTTCCCTTTACCTCGCACTAGAAGAGATACAAAAATATAAAGAATATAACAACGTCACGATCATCAGATCAGTGGTGCCATCAAGAGAGATGGGATTCCTACCGGGATCGATCAAAGAAAAATCAAAAGTATACGAAGCACCATATCAATCAATATGCAATGAGCTATATGGACGTGGCGATGCTTATGATATACTCAAATCAAAAAACATCATCGACTTTCAGACATCATCATTCTTGAGAGGAATGACTCTAGATCATACGATCATTCTAGTAGATGAATGTCAGAACATGACTTACTCAGAGCTATGTACTATCATCACCAGAGCAGGAAACAATGCAAAGATCATCTTCTGTGGAGATTATAGACAGACTGATCTGAAATGGGATGATGAGAAGATCGGAATATTCCACTTCATGACCATCCTAAACAAGATGACCAAGTACTTCTCATGTATTGAATTTGAAGAACAAGACATCGTAAGATCAGGATTGGTCAAAGACTTTATTATTAAGAAAGCACAATATGAAAACCCTAAACAAAGAATCGTGCCTGTGAATGCTGCAAACTTTACTGAAGAACAGAAAATCTTTCACTAAAAAACCTTATTGCGAAGATAGTGATCATGTGCTTGGTGAGATACTAGAACAAGTCAATACTGACACTGGCAGGTACTACAAGACTCCTGCCGGTGTCCTTTACCCTTCTGTCACCACAGTCACAGGATTGATGGGTGCAAAAGGTATCGCCGCATGGAGAGCCCGTGTCGGCGAAGCAGAAGCAAATAAGATAAGCTCTACTGCATCTAAGCGAGGAACTCGCATACATCAGCTCTGTGAAGATTATATCAATGGAGCAGAGATAACTCCAGATGATTACGATTATAATGATGTTATCAACTTCACGCTGTTGAAGAAAGTCATCGATGATAATATCGATAACGTCCATATGCAAGAGGTCAGGTTGTATTCTGATTATCTCAAGATGGCGGGTACAGTCGATTGTGTTGCTGAGTTTAAAGGTATGCTTTCTATCATCGACTTTAAGACGGCAAAGAAAGCAAAAAACCGTGAATACATCACAAACTACTTCTGCCAGGCAGCTGCATATGCTATCATGTACGAAGAACGTACAGGAATACCTGTCAGCAAGATAGTGATCATCATATCAGTAGACGATGATGAAGTTCAAGTATTCGAAGATAGAAGAAACTATTATGTAGATAAGTTGCTTCAAGTTCGTAAGCAATATGCAGATCAGTTCGGAATATAAATTGCAGTCTAACAATCAGATCATAGCATATTATATGCATACTGACAACTCTCTTACCTTAGATAAAGGAAGATTAGAGAGATATTGGATGGATAGGTCAAAGGCATATCGTTGCCTTCCTATGGGAATCGCCAATCAACACGGATGGGCATTTTATCTGAAAGAAGATATTCAGGTGTCATGGGACGGCACTGATGCTTTTGATGGCGTAAGAATACATAAAAATTATAACAACATTGCTAAGAGCATATTTGGCATGGGTATCGTGACCTTTAGCATCGATTGCGTAATACGAACTCCTCCTAATTATAACATTTATATCACAGGAGCTCCGAATTTTGTTAAGCCCGGTGCTCACCCCCTTTCTGGTGTATATGAGGCAGATTGGGCGCCATATACCTTTACAATGAATTGGCAATTAACAGATGCATATCGAGTAATCAATTTCAATAAAGATGAACCGATATGTTTTTTCTTTCCTGTATTGAGAAATACTATAGAAGATATGGTGATGATCAAGAAAGATATGAAATCTAATCCTGAATTATTAGAACAATACAATGCTTTTGTTGTTAGCAGACACAATTTCATACAGAGCAAGACGGAATATGACAGAGATTGGCAAAAACATTACTTTAAAGGACATTATCTTGACGGATCAAAATGCCCTTTCAACCACCAAACTAAACTAAATGTCAAAACTATAGATGAAAATAATAGTTGACATATAACATATAATAAACTATTATAAATACTATGCTGATGTCGTTGACATCTAATGGAATAGACACTGAGGACCCGGGGGCAGTACCCGGCGCCTCCACCAAAAAGAAGTTATATATGATATATGTGAGAGACGAAGGTCAAAAGATAAAAAATGGGATAAATTTTTATCCATTGTCTTCAAACCACGTTGGTTTTGTAATTAGGTTGTATAACAATGCATTATTTGTTAGATATTCAAAACTAATTAAACAGACTAAAATGCACATAGTTTCTTTTTGATGGGGGCGAAATAGGATCGACTGGTGTAGTAAAGATAAGATCGAGACAGAAGCAAAAAAACTAAATGCAAGAACTGCATCTAATGACAACGTTCCTTATTCCGCAATGAAAATTGCTGCTTAAGAATTGAGTCTGGGGTATGAGCTCCACCCTATCAAACAACGGGCTCACTTAATATTTGGAGTGAATATGATATATGGGTTATATAAACTTTTTGAGGAAATGATGGCATTTACATTGAATAGGAACCCTCCTAACGAAGAAAATAAAGAACAAGAACAACCCGAACCTAATGTTAGTTTGTTCTCGAAGATTGCCAATAAGAAAGAGGCTGTCAATCATCCTGAACACTACGGCGGCAAGGAAAATCCTTATGAAGCAATCAAAGTGATAAGGGCTTGGGAATTGGGATTCTCGCTAGGAAATACGGTCAAATATATTGCTCGTGCAGGAAAGAAGGATCCTTCGAAGAGGATCGAAGATCTGCATAAAGCGATGTGGTATCTACAAGAAGAGATCAATAGCGAATACGAAAAGATCGCTAAGTGAACTGACACAACAAACACACAACAGGAGACTATAACATGACTAAGACACCATACGAGATCCGCCTCGATCTATTGAATTTTGCACAGAGCCAACTCACAGGTCAGTATTACGCTGATCTAGAACGTGCTCGTGAGATTCAAGATCAAGCAGAGCGTGAGACGATGATCTCAAGACTAGGATATCCAACTAAATCTGAAATCTTGCTATTAGCAGAAGATCTCAAGAGTTTCGTTGATAATAAGTAATAGATTAGAGGAACTCAATGCAGTTAAATAACATCAAGACATCATCAGATTTTGTGAAAGAGATAACACAGCTAGTATCAGATAAGAAGATCGGATTCTTTGATGCTGTCATCTATTATTGCGAGACACACAATATCGAAGTAGAAACTGCGGCTTCGATGATCAAGCAAAGCAC